TTTTTTTTTTTTTTTTTTTTTCTGAAACCTTGTCCTCAGTGTCCTCATCAAAAGAATTGTCATATAAATAAGGGGTTTTGTACGTCCTCAACGTGTCCTCAGTAGTGTACTCACGAGGACAGCAAAGTGTCCTCAGTTGACCTCCGAGGCAGGAGTTTTACAACCTGAGTAATTTTTGGGGGTGGGGGTCGCAATATCCCCTAGTAGACATCTGGTTTTTGTTTGGTGTACAAATTGGAAAAACATTGGGGAAGAGCCGATGCCGAGCATTAAAGCTGATATTGAAGATAAACATGATCGCAAGCTGACTAATCGTCAGATGACTTTTGCCAGACATATTGTTGAGGGTATCTACAGCAATACCGAGTGCGCTCGGAAAGCAGGATACGCACAGGAACTTGCCTCAAAGCAAGCATCTGTTTTGCTCAATGGGCGCGATTATCCACATGTGGTCGAGTATGTGAAGGAACTGCGGGAAGAACGAGAACGCAGATATGGAGTCACCACAATCGGGCAGCTAGAGCGTTTGCATCAGCTATCTCGTGGTGCGGAAGAGGCGGGGCAGTTTTCTGCGGCGATCAATGCTGAGAAAATACGATCTGCTCTGGGTGGCCTGACCATCGATAGGCGCGAACAAATCAACACAGTGGATGCAATGACACGTGATCAGATTGTCGCGCGGCTCGACGCTTTGAAGAAACAATACCCACAGGCGTTTGAGCTAGACATGAAGGATGTGACACCAGATGAGCAAGGGACCAGAGTCGAACTTTTGGAACTCGATCCGTCAGAACCTGCCGAAGAAGTGGTTCGCGACGAGAATTGAGAACAAGCACGGGGGCGGTGTGCCTGACGTGCATATTGTCGCTGACGGCATACCATTTTGGTTAGAGTTGAAAGTAGCCAAAAGTAACAAAGTTAACATCTCGCCGCATCAGGTTGCGTGGAATATGGCATATTGGGCAAGAGGAGGCGCAAATTTCTTCTTGGTAAAGGCCCCCTCGATCAAGCAGATAATTTTATTTGACGCGGATCAGGGTCCTAGGCTCGTGAGCCATGGGCTCATCGGTGCGGAGGGTCAAAGTTTTAGTAACGTGAAGTCCATGTTGGAGGCCCTGCGGCCCCACGCGGCCCGTATATTGGACCGGAACCATGCCCTGCGGCCCCACGCGCGCCTTTCCCCCCGCGAGGCGACCGAGGAACGAGGGAGCCGAGCCTACTAAATTCTGTGTCGAGGAACGAGACTCAATTTAAACTAATACTTGTTCCCCGACTAGGGGAACTCATTTTAAACTAACTGTGTCGAGCGACTAGCGAGACTCCTTTTATGATAGTAGCAAGGGAGCCGAAGCTCCCCAACTTTATTCCCACCAGTCGCCAAACAAGATGTCCTTCAGTTCGCCGACGCTTAGTCCCAACATACCTGCGTATGTTAGGAGCGTAAGGTTTGGATTCTGGTCGTAGTATTCGCAAATTTGCTGTTCTGTCCATTTGTGCATGTTGTCTTCCATGTTAGTGCTCCACGATTGCGATTGACTTTGCTTTCTTGTGACCTGCGCATAGCTTGCAGTCGTTACAGGTTACGCGACGACCTGCCTCTTTGGAAGCAGGGCACAGGGTCTCGTGACTGTAGTCGACGGCTAGGATATTCTGCACGACGCGGAAGGTACGACGACCTTTGCGCCAGTGGTTACGAGCCTGTGTGTATGTGTCGGCTGACTGCATTGCGATGTCTGGTCGCCATCCTGACTGGTGGCTGTACGCTGTGTGCCCGTCGGCCTCTGAGGTGAGGTCCTCCCACACTGACGGCGGTACGGCAGCGGGGTCACCGTATGTCCCGATGCGGACGAAACGACCACGACCCATGGTGCGGGCGTCTCCGTATTGGTATACGCCACGTTGGTACGAACGCCATACGATGAGGACGCCCTGACCTAGGTTGACGTAGCAGCGACGACCTACGGCTTGCTTGCGTTTGGGATCGTCGGTTGGTGTGCCGCGCATGATACAGTCGCCGCAGATGCTGTAGTCGGCACCTGTCTTGCTAGCCTCGAGAGGGTTGATGTCGCGTAGCAGGATGTACGTCTGGACGACGTGACCTGTCTTGCGGTTGCGGTTAGAGTACGTAGCGATGACTACGATAGGTTGACCATCCAATAAGCTTGGCCCGTTGTAGATGATTGCGTGTTGCATTGTATGCTCCTTGAGTTGATGCAGGGGACCGAAGCCCCCTGCGGTTGCGTTAGTCTAGTGTGATAGTAACGTCGATCTCTTTGCCACTTAGGTGACTGTCGATGATGGACTCGATGCTGTATGAGTAGTCATCGATGTCGAAGCCGAAGTCATCGACGCTGACGTTATCCATGTAGCTGCGGATGCGGGTGTCGATGGCGTCGTCATCAAGCGGCACTGACTGTGCAGCGATAGCTTCCTCGACTGCCTTGTGGACACGTTGCTCCATCAGTAGCCACATTGCGTCGGCTACCTTGTTGATGAACTCGTCGTTGTGCATTGGTGAGCGTGAGATAATATCAGTCATTTGATTCTCCTTTTTCTGACTGTGATACGTGACATGCATAGTTCCATGTCATCATGACGGCGACCATGAGGTGTGGTCGATCCTCTGCGTTGTGGCGAAGGACCCACTCGAGTAGGTCCTCCCACGACTCCGGCGTTGCGAAGGCGTTCTGTTTCTTCATGCTGCGTCCTTTTGCTTGCGGCTGTTGATGCGTGACTTGGCGTCGTCCTCTGGGATGTGGTACTGACGAACGTCGCTAGATGAGCTAGCCAAGCTATCCATTGCTTCGTGTAGAACCTTACGCCATTCGTCGTACTGATCAGCCTCAGTGGACCAAGTGGTGACGTTGTCGTCATGCTCTATCTGGTAGCCCATTGCGCGGACCGCTGTAAGAAATGCTCTGACGGTGCACTCGATAGTCATAGTAGAATCAAGAGCAGAGTGACGAGTTAGTTTAGCCATGGTGGCCTCCTTATTAAGTTAACAAAACGCACGACACACATATTTGTGGTGCCCCGGTTCTAAGCAGGAGATCACTTCGAACCAAACTACAAAAAAAAATAAAGCGCGAAGCACAACTGAAAGTAGTTTGGGAATGGTCAAGGCAGCGACATGCACGGGCGTAAGTCCCGTGCCACTAAACTGTGCGAAGCACTACCAGTAGCTGTGCGCGACTAGATTTTCTTGCAATTAGCAACGAGCATCGCACGGGCGTAAGTCCCGTGCCACTAAACTGTGCGCGGGCGCACAATAAATTCACGAGGCGCAGACTATAATGAAAGAAAATGTCCCCTTGAGGATTCAAGTTATCGCATGCCTCAACGGGGTTATAACCACAAATCATGTGTGTGTGTAAAAACGTTAGTCAGGGACCTGTTGTGCCGCGACTCAGCAGTCGAGCCACTGCACGACTGACCTGATCGCGAGTAGCACGACAGACACCTGACGGGCAAACGGCAAGCAATTTGGAAGCCTGAAGTCGAAGCGACCTTCGTGCAACGGTACGAACGACTTGTCCCACGGTTGCAGGGAGTCGGAGCGTAAGGCTGACTCTGGGCAAATCGCGCACGATAAGAGCGAGGCCACGCACGGGCGTAAGTCCCGTGCCACTATAATGCAATTGCATTACTCGCGGTGCGCCCTCCGTGAGAGGTTGATTTGCTTAGAGCATCGGTAAGTCAGGCCGTCTGAGGCCGTACTAGGGCCATGCATAAGTGGTCGAGCTTTTCGTAAGAAAAGTCGTGAACGATTGCATGGACCAGTGAGATGTTCCCTAGGTGCTGTCCTCTCCTCCTGTCGCGATAGCCGAGGAGACAGTCGAGCCACTGCACGACTGACACGACGAGGGGACGATCGAAGCCCGAAGGGCCAAGACTCTGAAGGAGGCTTGGTTCACGAGAGCGCGGCCATCGCCCAGAAAATCAAACGTTGGCAACCTAAACTTTTGCAGCAAGCGTACACCCCCGGGGGTAGCTAGCGTGTGTGCCTAGGACCAAGCACCCTGCACCTAGATTCTATTACAAAAGGGGTGCAGCTATAGGGGTTACTGGAGCGCAAACCTGACAACATTCTGGACGGGGCGCGACCCCACCACCCCCTTATATGTGGGACGTGGGTTCGGTGTGCTACCTATAGTGTTGGTTTTGTAAATTCATTCGGGTATAATACCATTTGAGAACATTGGGAGAACATCCATGGCCCGAGACTACAAAGCCGAATACGCGAACTACCATTCGTCTCCAAAGCAGAAGAAAAACCGTGCAGCTAGGAACGCGGCCCGTGCAGCTATGGTTAAGAAGGGCAAGGTCAAGAAGGGTGATGGGAAGGATGTTACGCATCGGGACGGGAACCCTAGGAATAACAGTCCAAAAAATTTGGGAGTGTTGTCGAAATCTAAGAACCGCAGTTATAAGAGGACGAAAACTGCGGGGAAGGCACAAATCAAGTGAAAAAAATTTCGGATACAATTTCGTTTGAGGATGCGGTACGGCTGTGGACCACGGTTGCTCCGTACTCTGGATTTAAGAGCGCGACGATAGCGTGGCGTTTGTTACCTGCGATAGAGAACGAGCAGATTCGTATGTTTTATAGGGACGGCGAGTGTGTTGGTTTGATCACGTGGGCATTCTTCACGCAGGAAGAGTTTGATAGCCGCAAATACAGTGGTGAGGAGATTTTTGCTCGGAAGGACGGCGAGGTCATGGTTTTTGTGGACATGATTGCGCCGAGGGGTAGAAATGATGTATTGTGGATGTGCAAGGAGATGCGCAAGCAGTTTATAGTTCAGTACCCGTGGGTAAAGAACGTGTACGCACATCGAGGAAAACGAAACGGGTTCTTCCCGAATAAAGGAAAATGGCATGAGACAGACGCTGCTTGATTTATTGGGATGGAATCCATTGAATCCGTTGGTTGCTTTTGGGGGTGACGACGACGGTGGCGGTGGCAACGAGGGTAACGAGGGCAACGACAGGACAGAAGAAAAAGTCTACGACTCTCTAGCGGATGCCGCGGCGGATGGTAAACACGGTCAGGCTGTAACCATTAAGGGTAAGGGCAAGCAGAAGGTGGAGTTTGCGGACAAGACTTACGATGCCAAGATGAAAGAGAAGTCGGACAAGGCAGCTACGACCACTACCACTACCACGTCTAATAACAATAACAAGACCACTACCACGTCTAACAACAACAAGGACGAAAACAAAAATGTAATTGTTGATGCCGCCACAAATTTTGTTGAGGACCTTGCGTCTATACCGGGTGCTATTATTAACGATCTTTCTATGGGTCTTAATATTACCGAAAAGGACCAAGATTACGTAGACCGTACGTACGACACCATCAAAGAGACGCAGGGTGATCAGGCGGCGGAATCATACAGCAACAGTATTGAGAAGGAGGGTGTATTTACTGCACCAAGTCTCAAGGATGCAGCGGGTAGCACAGAAATTGGGGACAAAGTCATTGTTGACGGCGTCGAGTACACAAAGGTTGCGGGCGAAGAGGGCAGCGGCGTTGTGTCCAAGCTTGTTGAGTCTGGTGATAATCTGAGTCAGATTGCGTTGGATAACAATACCACGATCAAGGACATTCAGGCCGCGAACCCCGGTATTACGGACATCAACAAAATTAACGCGGGCGACACTCTTGTTATTCCTACGAACACGAAGGAAAAGGACGAGAGCGTTTACACTGGCGTGTCTCAAAAAGAGTTGGATGCGGGGAACAAGCAGATAGCGGAGAATAACGCGAAGAAAGCTGCGGAAACCGTGGTCCAAGAACCTGTGGATAATCGGACTTACTATGAGAAGTTAGTTGATGCCGGGACCTCGGACCTTAATGCTTTGGATCAGCTTGCTGATGAGGTCGCGTACAACAAGGAAGCGACGGACCGCGTTGATGCGATTTTGGTGGAGACTCATGAGTGGGTAGATAACGGCGACGGGACCTTTACGACTCCACAGGGTATGACCATGCTCCGTGATCCTCTGTCCGAGACTGGTAAGTTTATATCGCAGACTGAGCATGAGGATCGTATTGAGCAGACGAAGCAGGGCGTAAAAGATTTTGAGGAAGAGTTGGCGGCGGGTCAGACCGTTGACTATACGCAATCTGGTTCGGGTCAGGATTACAATGTTGCTGCGGCGTTGAACGAGACACAGGGTACTGAGTACACTGACAACGAGGTTGCTAACTTAACTTTGGACCAAGAAAAGGCGGTACTTCAGCCGGGTGAGGGTGGAGACGTTAAGACGGACGGCGGGTTGAAGCAGGGCGATGCCATGACGTTGGAGATGGCGGTCAAGCTTGGGATTGACGATATCTGGCAAGCCGGGGACATGATTCTAGCTCAAGATTTGGCTGCGCTAAAAGACTTGGGGTATCGTGTTAATGAACCTGCGTTGGCGGCGGTTGATTTGGTTTCTGCGGTTGACGCGGGTGCGTCGGTTAGCGTGGACTTTGATGTTGAGAAGGGCGAGACGGCGGCGAGTTACCAAGGTACGGGGCTCGATGAAACAACCAGTGTGATGGATTTGGTTGACGAAGCGATGGGCCCGGCGTTTAGAGATGTAACCGAGGGCCGTGCTACGATGATCGACGGTCAGACGTACGTGTTGTTCCCTGACGGGACGGTTACGGACCGCGAGGGTTTGAACATTGGTGACACGACAGTTAAGGACAAGGTCCATGACAAGTTGGATTGGAGTGCCGAGGACCTCGAAGCTGACACAGCGGAGCGCAATGCGTTCTTAACGGGTGCTGTACCTCCGTCCAAGATTGCGGAGATGAAAGACTACGCTGATTTGGTAGGTGTTTACTCACGTGACGATTTTGAGGCTGCGGGTTATTCCGAGGAAGAGATTGCCGAGTTTGAGAAGATGACGAACGCGGGTCGTAAGGACCTGACACAAGAAGACATCAAGGCGATGATCGAGAAGTACGGTTACTTCCAGACGCCAGACGAAACTATATCCGGGGACCTTGAACAGGCGTTGATTAATGCGATTGGCATGGAAGACGCTGCGACGATCAAGGCAT